AACTTTTTGACAAGGCTGAAAATGGAACTCTGACTTGGGAACAGTTTGAATCTGCCGCAAAAGCAGGTAACGCTAAGTTTGCAGATATCAATGAAGGAAATTATGTATCCAAGCACAAGTATGACGATGATATCACTGCACGTGATACTCAAATTACTACGCTAAACGATACAATTTCTACCAGAGATAAGGATTTAGCAAACTTAAAGAATCAACTGAAAGATGCAGGTACGGATGCGACAAAACTTTCAGACCTCACCAATGAATTTGATACGCTGAAAACTAAGTATGATACTGATACTAAGGCGTATAAAGAGCAGTTAAAGAAACAGGCTTACGAATTCGCTGTGAGAGATTTTGCGAACGGTAAGAAGTTCACAAGTAATGCCGCAAAGAGAGACTTTATTCAATCCATGATTGCAAAAAATCTCAAAGTTGAAAATGATAAAATTATTGGCGCAGACGATTTTGTTACTATCTATTCCACAGAGAATGCGGACGCATTTGTTGTAGAAGAAAATAATAATGAACCGCCTAAGCCGCAAAAACCGCAGTTTGTTGCTCCCACTCAGGGAGGTGAGCCTGCCCCGACAGAGCAGAATGCATTCTTAAATGCTTTTCACTTCATGGGTGTGAGACCAATGGAACAAAAGTAAAGGAGAGTAAACTATGCCTTATGTAGCACCTGCCAATAACGGCACGACCGCAAGTGCGGCACTTAACTACGCAACTGAGTATAGCAGAGCATTATCCCAGATGTGGCCGTATGTTCTGAATTTTGGTGCGCTGTATGCGACTCCGAATAACAATCGTTATCGTTGGATTAACGCTAAGACGATTGAGATTCCGTCTATTAGCACGACCGGCCGTGTGAATGCCGACCGTGATACGATTGCATTCGCACAGCGTAACTATGACAATGCGTGGGAGACCAAGACGTTGACTAATGAAAGAAAGTGGTCTACCCTTGTTCATCCGATGGATGTTGACCAGACTAACATGGTTGCTACCATCGCAAACATCACTCAAGTATTCAACGAGGAACATAAGTTCCCCGAAATGGATGCTTACACTATTTCCAAGATTTATTACGATTGGACTACTTCTATCGCCGGTGATGCGGCTCACGGTGCATATACTGGTAAGACCGCTGATTCTACTGCGCTTACCGTTCAAAACGTGCTTTATGTCTTTGACAAGTTAATGCTTGCCATGGATAATGCAATGGTTCCTCCGAATGGTCGTATTCTGTATGTCACGAACGAAGTAAACTACATTCTGAAGGAAGCAGAAAAGATTAGTCGTTCTATCGATGTGTCTTCTGGTCCGAATGCAATTGATAGGCGAGTCAACAGACTTGACCAGGTCACTGTTGTTCCGGTTCCTGCGACTCTGATGAAGACTAAGTATGACTTTACGGTTGGTTATGCAGTTGCTAATGATGCGAAGCAGGTCAACATGATGCTGATTCATCCGCTTGCAGTAATTACTCCGGTATCGTATACCTTCTCCAGACTTGATGCTCCGAGTGCAATGTCTGAAGGCAAGTACACTTACTACGAAGAGTCCTTTGAGGATGTTTTCATTCTCAATAAGAAGGCTGATGCGATTCAGTTTAACGTAACGAATACGCCTGCAGTTCCGGTTGATCCGAGTGAAAATGGCGGCTGATAGATAGGAGATTATGCATGGCACAGAAACTTTTACGAGTTGAGAGGGGAAACGTAGTATTACGAGTACCTGATTACGATGTACAAAGATTCATTGACCAAGGCTATAATCTCGTAGATGAGAAAGGTAATGTCATTCAAGCAAGTGTGCCCAGAGACCTGGGCACCTTGCAGAAGATGTATACTGAACACATCGAAGAGATTAAGCAGTTAAAGGCTGAAATCGAAGAACTGCAATCTAAGTTAGCCGAGAAGGAAACTGAAGAGGAAGTTGCAGAAAAGCCGAAGCGTACACGTGCAAAGAAGTCTGAGTGATTGATGGGCGGTAATTAAGATGTATCTAACATATGAAGAATATACGACTATGGGTGGTACACTTGAAGAAACCGCCTACGGTGAATTTGAGTTTGAGGCACGTGCAGTTATTGATTGGTACACGTTCTGTAGACTGCAAAAGGAAGAAACATATCCTGAAGCAGTAAAGCGTTGTATGTACAAATTAATCGGGCTCATTCGTGACAGACAGCAGGCTATGGTAGTTGGGTCGCAATCAGTTGATGGTTCTGTACAGGCAGGAATTACAAACGAATCAAACGATGGTGTATCCACTAGTTATAACACCATGTCTGCAAAGGATGCGGCAGAATCTATCCAAAAAGAGTTAGAGACTACGATTAGAATGTACTTACAAGGTGTAAAAAACTCACTTGGGCATAAATTATTATATAGGGGAGTATATGCCAATGAATAATTATCCTAAGTGGTGGGATACTACAGTTACCGTATACAATAAATTTACTGACACACAAACTCAAGTGGTCACTTGGTACAAAACAATTATTGATGGGTGCTTTTGGAAAGATACTGGAAATAAAGTCACCATCAATAATGTTGTATTAGAGACAAATAACATTATTTGCCGAATCCGCAAAGACCCGAAATTCTTGGAGCGGAGTGAATGGGTAGCACTTCCTAATGATGAAATGGGAAACTATTTTACATTGAGTCCGGGAGATATTATTATTCGTGGCAGTGTTGATGAGGATATTAACGAATATAAATCTGGTAAACGTGCTACTGATTTAACGAAGAAATACAAAGCATTACAAGGGTGTATGGAAATTCAAGCAGTAACTAATAATACGGGTGGCGGACGAGGCAATGAACACTATCATGTGACGGGTATTTAATCGTGGCAACTGTAAAGATTGAAGTAAGTAAGTTTCGTACAAAGCGACAGCAAGAGTTATTGAAAATGCTCAATGACCCAAAGGTACAGAAGCAAGTTAATACTTACATCGCAGATGCTATAACACCGTTTGTACCAATGAAAAGTGGGCGATTACGTAGGTCACGAATTGTTGGTCCGAAGTCAATATCATGGGGTAGAGGATTAAAATACGCCCATTATCAATATGCAGGTGAAGTATACGGTCCCAATTTTCCAATCATTAAGGGGGGAACTATTGTTGGATGGTATTCTACTCCTGGAATGAAAAAGCATCCGACTGGCAGAGAGTTGGGAATTCCCGGTGAGTGGATGGGATGGACGTTCGGCTACACAACACCCGGAACTCAACATCATTGGGATAAAGCGTTTACGTATCAAGTAAAGTTAAAGACTAACCAAGAAGTTACACGATATCTTAAACGAGAGTGTAAGCGGAGAGGACTGAAGACATGATGGTAGATAAAAATCAGGCAGTAATCGATTATCTCATTCAGTGTCCTGCAATCTTAAATAGTCCACTTTACTTCAACTTCATCAAAGCGGAAACAGATACAAATCAATTTGTAACTAATTCCAACGATGAGTACACAAATATCCGTTATGTCGATGGTAGTGTTTTGAAGCAATATACATTTACCATCGTTACTTATAAATCTACTGCGGATATTCCTATTGTTAAACTTGGTGGCTATCCAAATGAGAACATGTCAGATATACTCGACATTCAATCATTGATAGACTGGATTAAGGAACAAGAGGAAATTCGTAATTATCCAGATTTCGGTTCAGATTGTGTTATTGATTCAATCAGAACAACTTCTGAAAATCCTAGATTGGATGGAATCGATGACCAAGTAATTCCGAACCTTGCAATATACAGTGTTTCTATCGAGATTCGTTACATTGATAACAGCAAAAAAATATGGGGGTAAATCACCATGGCAGTTGAACAGTTTAACCTGACTAAGGGACAAAGAGCCGAGCGTAAGTTACTTATCACTGTTGCAGAGTGGAAGGAAGGCTCTGGTTCCGTAAGAGAAATTCTCGGAACTAGAACTGAAGATTCTAGTATCGAGTATAATCCGGATATCGAGACTACCACTGATATTCTTGGTATCAACTATACTGACCTTAACAAAACTCAGCCTCAGCAAGACTTTGATCCGTATCTTGTTCTTGGTGGTTCTAAACTTGGCGCTCTGCTGAACGACATTCGGCGCAGGAATGCGCTGTCTGAACTCAACCAGTTCACGATGTACATTATTACAGCATTCGTTGGCGATTCGTCTACTGGATATGCGGCTGAGAAGCACGAAGGTTGCACTATTACCTATAACAGCATGGGTGGTGACGCAAATGTTAACTTCCCGATTTCTGTTTATTTCAGCAACGACATCACTACTGGTAAGGTCGATAAGTTAGCAGACGATTTTGTATTTACACCGGATAATGCCTAAATTATTTATCATAGGAGGATAAATGAATGGGAAAACAAGTAAACCCCGCTACCGATGTTATTGATATTGATTTATCTGCCATTCGTAAGAAGAGATTCAGAATCGATGGTGACGATAATCGTATCATTGAGTTAAATACTTCTGACTTAAATATTTTACCGAGACTTAAAGAAACTTATCCGAAACTCATGGAACTCAATAAGCAGGTCGCTGAAATGTCTGAATCTACTGAAGACACTTCAGATGATGCTGAGTCATTTGATGACAAGCGGTTCGATACTGTAATCAACACGCTTACCAAAGTTGACAAGTCAATGAGGGAAATGATTGATTACATTTTCGATTCAAATGTGTCTGAGATTTGTGCGCCGAGTGGGTCTATGTATGACCCAATTAATGGCCAGTGTAGATTTGAGCATATTATTTCCTGTTTAACGAATCTGTATGAAACGGATATGTCTGCTGAACTTGACAAGTTATCTCAGCGGACAAATAAGTACACAAGTAAATATACAAAGAGAAAGAAGTAAATATGTATAGTATACCAACATCGGTTGAAATAGATGGTGTTGAGTATCATATAACAAATGATGGGGACTACCGAGTGATTCTTGATTGTTTCCGGGCACTTGAAGACGCAGAACTTATGCCCCGTGAACGATTGCTCTGTAGTCTCATTATTTTTTATGATGATTTCAACTCTGTCGAGGATATAATTACAGCAAAAAATATCGAAACTTTTGTATCTGAGATGTACAACTTCTTTAATTGCGGAAGTCAATCATCAGGAACAAAGATGCACCATAAATTAATCGATTGGGAACAGGATGAACAACTTATCTGTTCCGCTGTAAACACGGTCGCAAATAAAGAAGTAAGAGCAGAACCGTATATTCACTGGTGGACATTCATGGGTTATTATACTGCGATAGGAGAATGTCCGCTATCTA